GTGAGTATTTAATGCCCCCCACACGATTCTCTAAGCCAGTTGTACTCAGGCCTTGCTATTTGAAGTTTTTCAGATTTTAGGTCAGCCCAGCAAGAGGGCGTAGGTCTCTCAGAACAATTCCCAGTAGCTTTACCTCGACATTCGTTGTTCACTGGGGGCCTTTAATTCTAGCCTAGCAGTCAATCAATGCCATTGAGACCAAACGGGAATCGTCGTGAATTTTCCCGTATGTGTTGGCAGTGATGGCGGTGAGATCCTTGACATCTTGACTGTTTAAATTATATCTGTGGTCATAGAATGTATAGATGTCGTAGTCTGACACTTTTGCATTGCCCTCTAAACGGATCTGAAATTCCGTCAAGTCTAATTTTCCAGGGCCAAATTGCATAAGTTCTTTACCCATAGCATCAAAGAGAGGATCATATGCACCATAGTGCCGCAGTGTGTGTCCTATTGAGGCTAACTGCTCTCTTTGCCTTTCGGGCGATCTCAATTCAAAGTCATGGCCAATTCTTGCAATTAACTTGCCTGTCCTTGGCATTAGTATATAGCCATGACTGTCGCTAGGTCTAAAACTGGAGGAGCAAAATTCCACCTTCAAGGGGTCGCAATGGATTTTGGCCTCTACCTCCATACCGAAGAGGGCGTACCTGTAAATAATGCCCTCCACTCCACCTAGAGCGTCGATTTCACTTTGTAGGGTTACAGTGACGCTATCATCTCCACTTAATATTGTAACCCAAGGGCGGCCGGGACCATGGATATAAAACTTCATAAATCCATTTACCAATGTGTCCCCTAATGATGTGTCAGGCCACCCCGATTGCATCTGTCTAATCACTTTAAACTTTGAACCCAAGTGTGTTCTACCCTTTATTGTGTCCTTTCTGGTAAGGAGCGATGCAACTCTCCTTGGTAGCTTTGATCTATAGAATTCTCGAAGGAAGTTAAAAGGTCCAAATGTCATGTGCATGTCAAAGCGGCTTTGATCGTCTTCTAGTATAACTACTCTGTCTCCAGGGAGTCGCTTCATGGCTCTAATAGCACCTAAACATTCCGCATAAGCTTTGCCAATCTGTTCGCCTGTCAAGCCACTGGTGTAAATTAAATGTTTCTGCTCTGCAATTAGGTTGGGTACTGCAAAATGATTGTCCCGATCACCAGGGGTGTAGCCCGCGGCCACGTTGAGTGCTAGGGCCTTTACAAATCGGCCTGTTCTAAGGATCAGTTGGGGCGGGGCACCTTGTATTTGTCTGGGGTCCTTGTATGGCTCGGCTGAATCATCGGGCCTTAAAGCAAACTCTCGTTTTATAAAACATGAGCCAATGTCATGTGGGGCGTCGTCAATTGGTTTCTTATCATAATAGTCAGGTCGGCGCACAATCTGCATCTCAAAGTTTGCCGCAATCTCTTTATACATACGCTTCTTAGCTGGGTCCAATTTGTTTATCCATTCCTCCTCACTCATCGGGAGGTTGACAGCTCTTACATGTCGTGCAAATCTGTCAAAGTGTATATGCATGGCCAAATCCCACATTTTGATGACCAAGTTTGGGTAGTCATGCTGTGGTATCCATTTCATTACCCTGCCCCGAACGCTATGACCCTCATTATGGATGCATGAGGAATAAATGTTGGCTGTGATCCCCTTAACACCAAAGAATTGTTTAACTATAGTGGGGTGACATTTAGGTATACCTTGTTTGTAGGTGAAAGTTAGTGGTCCTACATTGGTTTGTAAGCGGGTTGGCTTCACTGGCTGATAAGCCAGACAAATAGATTCATACGTTCTGATTGGAAACAGCTGCAGGCGCCACGCATTTAGTCTAAAGAAGGACATTATCAAATTGTTGACGCAGTGTAAGATTAGCGACGACTTTTTCTCTCCTGAAACCCAGGAATGCGTCAGCAGCCAGTGTGCTAAAAATCGGTAAAAGAAGTTGAAGGTTGAATCGCCATTAAAACGGTGTTCTGCCATGCTAAATAGTAAGGCAGCTATGCTGGAGGAAGCAACAGC